TCAACTACCTTGCTGTCCCTAAACCATTGCTTGAATGCTGGAGTTTGTGTTACGTCTTGCTGTAATTTATAATCTTTAGGATAATATAAATATTCTTCTCCCAGTGATTCGGTTGAATCATCTAAAATATCTTTTAACCTTACTTTCTTTTCTAAAACCTTTCCAGTTCCAGCATAATCTTTTGCTAGTTGTTTATTTGTTGTTATAAAATCTCCAGCTACTATTTCTTTTTGTGAAGATACCGCACCTCTATAAATAGTTATTTCATCTTCAGGAGGTTTATTCATTGTTTTGTCTAATGTTGTTATATTTTCTGCAAGCTCAGCATTCATTATATTGTCTGGAGAATAAGTATCAAAAACACCTTTTTCAGATGGATTAAGATTATTTATAACTAATTTTCTATTAACACCTTGACCTAAATCACTTACAACATCTTCGCCAATATTCAATACTGGATTCACTCTATTATACCAATCATTAACTGTCTCGCCAGTCTTTTGACTTAATGTCCTTGCTCCCTCTAATTGTACATTTAAAACTGCATCTGCATCTTGTACCTTATACCCTTGCTCGCTTACAAGTTTATTCCGCATCTCTACTAGCTGTGGTATATCTTGGATAGTCGCAGGCTTAGTCTTTTGGAATGTCTCGTTAAAATCCTCTATCTTATTAACCATAATATCATCAATAGTTTCTTTGCCTTTAACACTTATTCCGTTATCTCCAAACTTAAAGAATGGCTTCAAGTCTTCTGTCAACTGGTTATCTGAATATTTGGCTAATAGTTTTTTAGAATCCAACTGTACGTCTAGCCCGTACTGTTCAATAGCAACCAAATCCCCTAACTCCATATCCTTGCTTAACTGTTCAAATTCTTTAGGCTTATCTTGGAAATACTCAACAAACGCCTCATTCTCTACGAATATCTTGTCTTCTAGATTGTTTTGGTCTACTATCCCGTCTAAAAAGTTTTCTGTATTCTCTGGAGCAAGGCTTGACTGTTTTATAACTTCTTGCTGTGTATTAAATATCTTTAGCTGTCGTCTATTTCTATTAGCCTGCATAGCACTACTAGCCGTATACATAGTCGTTCCCATACCAACACCACTAACACCTGCTACAATAGCAGTTTCTAGCAATGTATCCGCATAATTCATAAACGCCCTATCATTACCTGTCATCTTATCGCTAAAATCTTGAGAAATTTGTGTCAAAGTTTCTTCCACTATATTTTGCCCAGCACTTAATACTGCATTATACCCTAACATTTCAAAAAACTTCTTACTAGCAAACGGACCAACTTCTCTAGCAATACGCTTTTCTATACCTTTAAACATAAACACTGTACCCACACTCTCATATAATCCTTCAAATCCTCCAGCAAAAATACTATGCACCAATGCTTGTCTGTCTGTTCCGCCTTGTTCTAGCTTCTGCTTATAAGCCATGCCGCCAGCCAAAGCACCTATTATTCCAAAACTAGCCATAGGATTACCAGTAATTGCACCAGCCATTGCTATAACTGAATTTGGAGCATTGCTAACTGCCTTTTGTATTGATATATTAGCGGCTTCTAAATAATTGCCTTTCTTAACACTATCAACAATAGATTCTTGTAATTCGATTGGCATTACTTTCTTAGATAATTCTTCTATACCATCTAGCATAGAATTGTCTAAAAAAATAGATGATGGTTTAATTGAATATTTAGTTGGGTCTAATCCTAGAAAACTTATACCTACATCTTTTGCTAAAGACTGTGCAATAGCTGGCGAACGCAATAAACCCTCTGCAAGCTGTAATGTACCATAGTTTAACGATCTGTTTAGATTAGTTAAAAAACTTTCATCTTTCTGGTCCCACTTTTTTACATTATATTCTAATTCTTGTAATGCTCGTATGTCATCTTTAGATGAGATAAGATTTGTAGGATCTTCTAAATATTGGACTGTATAAGGATATTTATATTTTACAGGAGTTTCTAGCTCTCCTTGATTCATTTGCTGTATAAGCTCTGGCATTAGATAGCTGTAATCTCCGCCAGTAGTTTCATATAACGAATCGTATACATTCTGTGCCTTCTCATATTCTAACTGCTGATCCTTATCCTGCAATACTGTATCAAAATTAACATTATCTTTATCTGCTATTTGCTTTACTTTACTAGCAATTTCAGGGGTTATTCCTTTATATTTTGTTAGCGCATAATTTATATCGCCTTGAGATAATCTAACCGCTGTATCAAAAGGATTATCGCTAAACCCTATTATTTCACGTTCTCCAACAGATTCGCTTTGCTGTACTATCTCTGGATCTTCTATAGTAGGAATTGTATTAAGATTGTTATTGCTTTCTGAATCAACCAACTCGTTAATATCTTTAGACTTATTGTTTTCTATTATTTTATCAGTATCTACTAATAAGTCGTTACGCATTATTACGTCTCCTTATTTCTTGCTTGCCATCAAGCGACCAGTAAAAAATTACACCGGTGGTTTCTTGATAGTATAGCCTCTTCTCTTTATCCCATTTAATATCGTCTATCTCTAATAAATTATCAGGTCTATTTTTTAAATAATAGTTAGCCTCTTTCTCGCTATTAAGATATGGTATTTCATAACGTCTAACATTGCCACCAGATACTCCAAACCACCAATTTCTACCAACTTGTACTTTTTCCATTAACTGTCTATTCAAATCTCCAACTGTTTTTTCATCTCTTTTATCTTCTGGTATAGCGTCTATATGCCTAGAATATTGCTCAAAGAACATTTGCGACTGCTCTTCTTTTACTCCGTTATCTTTAACAAACTGCATCCCTTGTTGATAGAATGATCTCGACCTAAACGCATCATCACTTTTTCCAGTCTTTGCATCTGACATTAAACCTATTATCTCTTTAGTCATTGCCTTGTCTTTGATACTTTCAACAACTTCTGATACAGGCACGTTCTTTAATTCAGAGACTTGCATAGACTTATATTTAGCGTAACTATCCCAGCCAATATCGCCAGTATCGCCATTTAATCCTTTAACATAACTAGCTTTGTATTTCTCTAATGCTTCGTATGTATCATCATCAACTTTCCCAATCTGTCCATGCAAATTATAATTCATAGGATCATTAAACATATTGTCCCATTGCCCATCTTCATATTTAGTTTTATTTAGTTTCGCAATAGCTTCTTGCTCTTCAAATCTCATTTTAATTTCATTTCTAACTTTCTTTGATACTACAGGCTCTGTTATTTTATCAGCTTCTTTTAGTTGATCTTCATAGCTTAATCCTGAATTAGAGATGCTACGTGCTAATTCTATATACTTACCAGCATTTATCTTGCCATTTAAAATAGCATAAGTTTTCCCACTTATATTGTCCTTGTTAGTTTCTAGTACTACTTTAGCTTGTGTATAATCAATATTAGTTAATAAAGATGATACAGAACCAGTTATAACCTCATCTCCAAATTGTTGCATTTGTAATTCTGTATATTCTTTTGGATATACTCCATCATTATTTACAAGTATTTTTCCTTTGCCTGTAGTAATAACTTGGTTTATATTATCAGAACTAGGATTTAATACTGCATTATTTTTAATTACCTCTAAATTAGCTTTTAATGATATATCTTTGTCATTATTGTTCTGCAATGTTTCATGCTTAATAACAGTGTCTCTGGCAGACAAGTATTTTTGATTAAACATATTGTCTAATACTTGTGAAATTTCCTTTGGCTGTCCTTTTAAATATTTATTCTTTAATTTGTTAATACTATCTTCATAATCAGTAGATGTATTATTAGCTTGTTTAAGTTTGCGGTTTAACAATCCTACTGGTCTTGGAGTTATTGTACCATTATCATTTTTTATATTTTCAGTTTCTCCACTATAAAGAGTATCTTGTAAATCTTTAGTAAATTGTGTATCAATATCAAGAACCTTTTGTTTGTCGTCTCTATCTTTCTTATACTGCATTACCTCGCTAACTTTACCCAACACGTTACTTATACCTTGGGCCACTGCCGCCTCTACTGACGTTTCACGTGGAACATTTATAGATACATTCGCAGGTCGTATTGCCTGAGATTGTTCTTGTACTTGTCTATTATATACTGGTATTTTTGGCATAATATCCTCTTCCTATTTAAATAAACTTGTTACTCCACCTAATAATGTTGATAAACCACCCATAGTCCCAGCGTCTTTAGCCGCTTTTCCAGCTTTCCTATAAGCATCTGCTTGACTCTCTAAATTTAAAGCTTTGTTTCTAGCTTCTGTTGTTGTTTTCCATGCTGAAATATCTGCATTATATCTTATTGCAGCCTCATCCTTTAACCCTTTATTAAAAGTATCTCTTGCTATATCTTCCGCTGTGCCTGACGATAAAGCTATATTGCCTGCTGCTAGTGCTGTTTTTTGACTACCCATAACACCTTTTACATCGCCTATAACTTCTTGAGTCTGTCTTGAACCTGATTCTTGAATCATACCAACATTACTTTTAGCCGCTTTTAATACTTCTGGGGCTTGTTTATCACTTTCTTTTGCTAGTTCATTATAATATGATTCGTTAGCTTCGCCTTGCTTGTATTTACTATAACCACCAAACAATGTAGACGCTATACTTAAACCTGCTGCGGCAGCACCCATCCTAACCTCCTACTACAATCTTAGTAATAATTGCCAATATATTAACTGGCAATGGATCGTATTGTCTATAAAATATCTTTCTATCCTTTCCGTGAGATGAGTTTAAATTAAATTTTACCTGCCCACTAAACAAAGATATTCCTAAATCCATGTGCGTCCTAGTATTTATACTTTCATTTAATGTATTTACATGAGAATCATCTGTTATTGTCCCTACATCAGGATCTCCAACATACCCACCTCTTGTATTCTCAAATACCATAGCAAGCTCTGGTATTCTAATTTTCTTATCTTTTGTTGTCCCCTCGTCTGATTGTAATGTTATTGGTAAACTTTCAAAATCACTTATATATCTTAGACCAACAATTACTCGCTCTGCCTCATAAGGTAATGTAACTTCTCCACTAGTAACAGTTAATCCTTTTACAACATTGCCATCAGCCAAAGCATTAACTTCTATGCCCTCTAAATGTTCAAGACCTGCAAATGTATCTGTAGCAGTAGAATCATAACCAAGTGCCGAATCTAAATACCATTGATCAACAACATCTTCTTCTTCGTCTTGTAATACTTCTATAAACCTAGAATCTCCACGCTTAACACAAACCCAAACTTGCTTTTTATTTTCATGTGTTATAATAGCAATGTTTTCAAAAGTACCTTGTGTGTCATGCCATGAAAACCCTATTATCTCTTGTTCTTTCATGTAAGTGCAAGTTAATAATTTACCATCACTTCTAATTAAATATATAATACTATTAGGTTCTTCTTGATAATCTATATCAACTATTGTATACCCTTTGAATAAATGGCTTGATAAAACACTAATATTATCGCCAGTAAACGAATTAGAATCATAATTATAACCTAAGTCTCTTAATATAGAACTTGATGGTTGAAGGTATATTACCTTATTCCCAATTTGTACTGGCGAAAGAGATGAAGACCCCCTGTTGCCTTGAACGCTTGCTGATACATTAGTAGGAGTTATTGCTCCACTATCTGCTGCACCAACTCGCCATTCTCCACTAGAAGTTAAAGCTATAATATTATTTAAAAAAACTAAATTATTTATTCCATTTAATTTCTTAGAAGCTAGTTGTATGCTTATTCTATCGCTATCAACTAATGGGTCAGAAACATCAAAATTATAATAATCTCCAGTCTTACTTGCCCAAATAGTCTGCGGCTCTGCATAAGTACTAGCAAAACAAAGTCTGTCTTGAAAAAATGTTAAAGCCGATGGGAAACCCCTATAAGTTGACCATGAGCTTTCTGCCCAATCGTCTGATGTACCAGTGCTTGCAAATAACTGTATAACTGTTCCAACTGCTGCTTTAGTTGTTGTTACTGCTGTTAATTTAATTATTCCTGGCTGATTAAATGGATCGGTTGTTAATACCATAGTATTACCTACTGTCCATGATGTGCAGTTTAATCTTATTAAACAAAAATCATCTATATTTCCATAAGTATCAATCTCGGTATTAAGCATTGTAAAAGACCTAACTGTTGTCCAGTTACTACCATTGTCAATAGATTTTTCAACTGAAACATCTAAATTACATGTTGTTCCGAATGATTTTATACGCCATGCACCTTTGCATTGAATAGTAGTGCTTTGCCCTGTTGCTCCAAACGTAGACTTAACACTTTGTCCATCAATATCATGATATATTTTGAAATATGAACCAATTTGTTCTGCATCAAAATAATCATCAGTAGATGTTAAATTTATACCTGTTCCTGTTACTGCTGAAACCTGCATTGTATGCGTAGTTACTTGATTTGATAGCATAAATGGTGGTACGTCATAATCATATATACTAAATGTCCAATCCACATCTCCATATCTTGAAATCTCATAAATAGGATGATCTGGGTGTGCTAAAAACATAGTATCTGCTGATTGAATAAACTTTAAATCTTTAACTTCTGATTCTTTATATATTGTTGGTAATTCATATATACTTTGTAATAACCATTTTTCAGCCGCTAAATCTATTGCAAAAGTTCCTGAAGTATGATCAGTTATACAATAATAAATCTCACTATCTTCCTTAATAAAATTTCCTACAACATATACTGTACCAGTTTCCCATGCATCAACATCATCAAGAGTGGTTATTATTTGCCCATTATCCTTATAAAATCTACAGTAATAATCGCCAAATTCTAAAACATAAGTATCTTCACTAGACGCTTCGAATGGCAATAGCCTTACACTATCGCCTTCTGTTTTTGTAGTAGCAACATATTTAGTACCAGTACGCCTAGACACCCCACCAGATAAGTTTATTAGAAAATTCCTACATGTTTTTAATCCAGTTTGATATTTATCTATATCAATCCTAGAATGTAAACTTTGGGAAAGTTCGCCACTGGAAAAAGATGGCTGTATTTTGTTCATTATCTAGCCTCTTTGTATGGGGATATTGATTGTCGCATAGTATGTTTTTCTTGCTTATTTACTTTCTTAGCTTTTCCTAATTCAAACTCATATTCTTGTAAAAGCTCTTTTGCTAACGTTCTATCTCCAGTTAATGTTATTGCAAGTTCTGACGCTATTTTGCATGCTAAAGCATTTATAAAAATATTATCAAACAAATTTGGATCGTTTATTTTACTTATGTATTTTATATATGCACTTTCTGTGCTAGAAGCTATTATTTTTGAATTTGTAGAAGATAGCATTTCTTCATAGTAATTAATTAACGTTTCTGCCTCATCAAAAACCTTTACTATATATAAACAATTTATTGGACACATATAAACATAATCATAATTCAAAATCTCTTCACTAGACAATAATGCTAAAGGCTGTATCTTTAATGCAAAATTCCAAACATGAGCCCTAAGTACCTGTTCTTTACAGTTATTAAATACTATGCTACAACGTCTAGCAGTTTCTGTCTCATCATCAAAACTTACTATTGTTTCATTGCCTATTTTAGTTAATGCTAAATTTGCTATATCAACTTCTGAAATCATTTTAAACTCCTAAACATATCTAGGGGATTTTACACCCCTAAACATATATACCTAAAATTTAAGCATCTGCTATAGTATATTCAACTTGTAACATAAATGCAGGTGGATTTGCAGTCGTTCCATTAGTTACTGTAAAATGGATCTTCTCGCCAGCCGCTACGACTTTATAAGTTGCATCAAGTGCAGCAAAAGCGTCAGATACATTAACCGCAGGAAAAGCATTGCCTGTATTGTACGTTAAGGTTGAAATTGCATTAGCTCCTTTTAGTAATACAACAACACATGTATTACCATCTTCAATACCTGCCGCAGTGCCTTGAGATATAACCTTTGCAGATGTTATTGTGCAAACAACACCAGCTGGAGCTTCAAACATTGCAGTGGTTGTAATATCAGCATTAGCCGCTAAGTCTTCTACTTGATAAGATAATACTTGTTTCTTTGCAGTTGTTGCAAGTTTAGCAAGTGTTACATTTGCATCAAGGATCTTAACGGTTGTAACATTATCAGCTAGAATTTTAGCAGAAGTTACATTTGCATCTTTTATCTTTGCTGTTGTTACGTTAGCATCTTTTATTTTAACGGTTGTTATAGCATCGTTTGCTACTGTTCCAACCGTAGCACTAAACGCGCCGTCTGTTTGAGTCTTATTTAGCTGTTTGACTAAATTAGCTCCATCTTTAAATTCAACAGTCATAATTAGTCCTCCTTACTAGGTTCTTTGCTTAGTTTTTTTTGTATCCAATCGTTATTGTTTTTCATATTGACTGGTATATCTTTTTTGAATTTGTTTAAATATAGTTTTTTTAATTCTTCTAAATCACGATCACTATATTTAACTTTCTTGATACTTTTGTAATATTTTTGTTCAATATGTTTAGCTTCTTCACTCACTGCGTCAAAATGTTTCTTTTCTTTCATGATAAAATATTCTTCCTCTGTAATATCAGGAACGACTATTTGATCTTGCGACCATTTCTTCTTGCGAAAACCAAAGCTAAACTTATTTGATTTAAAAATAATACTCATAAAATACTCCCTTTATTTTTGATATTCAACATCTGAAACTAACATAGCATCTATAGATCCAGCGTTATGAGAACCATCTGTAACATACTGAAATCTTGAATACTGTAATAGTCCTAGAGGTATCCTTGCCTTAGCAATTACTGTGTCAATTGTTAAGTTGGCCTCTAACACCACACCTGTTGAAAACAAGTTAGTTGGACTAGAAAAAGTTTCTTCAGCACAAGTCTGAAAATTTACAGTTAAAGATGTTCCTCCTGTAAAAGCAGCATCTACTCTAACATAAATAAACAAATCATTTGTATAAGCATTGCCTTCCGCTCCATGATCTGCATAAGTTAAAGTTGATACCTCTGTTCCTGTTGTTACCTCTTGTGCTAATGAAAATTCTAAATCTTTATCTATATACATAATATAATTCTCCTTATCTTTTATTTTTTAGTTTATGAAATTTGTGTTTCTGCATTTGTTAATATTTCCTCATCTATCAATCTGCAAGGAATACCATCAAAAAACAAAACATCTTTTCTTTCCATATAATCTGACATTGTCAAGTTTATGTTTAACTTGTTTCTCATGATTATTTTAAGATATGTTAATACTGTTCTGTTCATATACATAACAGGATTACAATTATTTAAACTTTTGATTTTAGATACTGCAATAGTTAGATAATTTAATATTTCAGGCGATACGTCCGAAGATGTTCCTGCTGTTTTTAAATCTGAAATATCTATGTTTGCAACTCTAGCAATATATTTCCAATCCTTTACACAAAGACCTAAATCCCATTTATAATGTGTGGAATATGCCATGTATGGATTACCCAAAGCATCATAAACTTTTAATTTTCCTAAATCTTCTACACTTAACCCAACTTTACTGCCTTTAGGGTATATACAAGTTACAGTTTCAGGACTCCACCCAACAATATATACAGAAGCATTATCTGACTCTGTTCCACCAGCGTCAACAATCTGATAGCCAATATTTGTTGTGTCTGTTGAAATTGAATCTAGTCTTGAAGCCAATCCTGTAAATTTTTCTGAATCTACTGTAACATCTCCATGAAATAAAGTATCTGCCATTTCTTGATTCATAGCTTCAATAAATGCTTTGTCTTCACTAAACCTAAAAGATTCTTTGTTTCCATTTAAGTTTACTTCTGACTCATCTATTTCTGAAAATACTTCTAGCATTCCACAAGTTTCAGTTATTTTTTGTTTTGTTGATTTTGATTGTGGTACACCATAGTTTAGTTTTCTCCAACTTACTGTAGGTAAACCAGTTCTTACTGTTGTTTGATGTCCAGTCTGTAAATTTCCTTCCATATAAACCATATCGTCAATAATTTGGTTAACCTGATTCATGTGTTCTACTGTTTTAGCAATCATCCCATCAGGATCTGTTGCCCTTGCAATATCCAATAAATTATATTTTATTCCTATTGTAGCCATTTTTATTACTCCTTAATTTAAATTTCCATATTACTATTTGTATACATCCTCGACTTAGCAGTATTTACTGCTTTGCCATCTACAAGTTTATCTTCTGATAAAGACTTACCAGCCTCAATAAACATTTTAATTAACAATGGATGGTTTCCCATACCAGAATTATTTAATACTTCTTTTAGTGATTTTCTATCTTCTTCGTTTAACAAATTCATTGTTTTAGCCGCATAAGATAACTCTTTCTTATAATCAGCTCCTAACATATCCTTTGTTTCTTGCTCTAGCTCTTTAACTACCTTATTAAAATTATCTTGACCTTGTTGTTCCGTGTTCTTTATAGTGCTTAGTTGAAAGTCTACTAACTTTTGAGCTTGTTCTTTATTCAAGTTAAGCTCTTTTGCAATAGGTAAAAACTGCTCTAATACTTCTGTATCAAGAGTCATACCCTCTGGAATAACAATATCCTCTACTTTAATCTCTTCGTTAACAATAACGTTATTGTCTTTATCGTTTATTAGTTCTCCGTCTGCTATTAAAGGATTAAATAAAGGATCTGAATCCTTAGTATCAACCTCTTTTTCATTGACTTTACCTAATAAACTATCGCCCACAACTGCATCTGGTGTTGGTACTACCGTAGTATTAACAACTGGTTCTGCATTTGTAGCTGGTGTTGTTGGTTCTGGCATAAATTCCTCCGTTTATTTTTTAATTCTTTTAATTGCATTTCTTTTAGCGTTCCTTGCACTAGCTTCTTCGCTAGCCATTTGCACTAAATAACATGGTTCTAATTCTTCTATTCTAGCCAATAAAGAAAGTCCTATAGACTTCTGACCTTCTAAATAGCTTATGTTCTGCTGTTCGTTTGGATATATTACTCTATGAATAATACACTTGTTTCTCATTAAATCCCAAATAAACCTACGCCCATAAGGTGTTTTCAATATCTTTTTCAAATCTTCTTTTAAAATAGTTTTCTTTAAATCTAATTCTTTTTGTATTTCTTTAGCTTTTATATCTGCTGCTTTATTGTCAATCATATACTATTCTCCCATTAATGCAGATAAAGCTGTGTTGTCTTGTATCTTAGTATCACTTAAAACCTTTGCACCTTGTACCATCGCACCAGCTTCTTGTTGTGCCTCTGCTTTTTGTTGTTGTTCTGCTCGTCCTTGTCTTATCTCTGCAATCGCTTCTTTAGAACGTACTATCTTAGCAGATACTCCTAGCTTATCAGCATATTCATTGATTGCTTGATCTAAGTCTAAATTATCTAATACTGTTGGATCAACTGCTACTAAATTACCAGTAAAGCCTATTAATTGCTCAATAGATGATGTCCCAATCATTCTCTGTGCTTGTGCTATTGTTGAAATATACTCTATCTTTATTTCGCTACCATCTAATGATTCAGGTATATCTCCCAACATTCCAGCTTCTAATAGTTTCGTGAATGTTATATCAATTAATGGTCCTAGTCCTTCGTTATTTACTTTTTCAAGCGCTGGAGCTAAAACTAGCATCTTCTCGCCGTCTTTTTTTATTATTTCTGTTGCTGTAGCTCTAGGATCATCATTGCTTGAGAACATTAAGAATAAATCTGTATACCAAACACGACCAAGCCTATCTTCTACTCTCAATATTTTTCTATCAATTCTTTCAATATCTGCTTGCACAATATCAACTGGTCTTACACCATTACTAGAATCTAAATTAGATACTCGTGTTATTCCTGCTGGCCTTAAATCGTAATCGTCAATATCTGCATCAACTAAAAGAGGATTTTTTGCAATAAGAGCTAAGTTAACAAGACTGTCTTCTTCTAGCTCTTGGATCATCTTAGCATCTCCAAGCCCTTCCCAGCCAGGACTATTCTTGCCATAAATATCACTAGTTGCAACTAGTCCCCAACGTGGTGCTATTACAGGAAATGCTTTATATCCACTCTCACGCAAAAACTTATTCTCATTACTGCTTTTTTCCCAGTAGTACGAGGCGTATGGCATATTAAGATTATCCTTTTTAGATGAATCTATTTGTTTTCGTGGCATTATTATATGTCTAACAATCACATTCTTTTCAAACTCTTTGTTATCATATGAATTTTTTACATTCGAGCTTACATTATCAATTCCAAACATTTCAACAACATTAGATACTGTCATCGTAAACTCACGAGCCATTGAATTAACACGTCCAGTACTGTCATTAGCAAGATAATATTCCCCAGCGGTAAAGTTCTTAAGCCTTATTACTGTATCATAATCTTCTTCTATTATTGCACACGCAGTAGCAAATAAACCAATCTCTTCAAACATAGAGTATAAAACTTCATACACATTGCTTTTAGAGAATACTATGCTTATTGCATTTTCTGCACGTTCTAAAAATTGTTTAACTTCATTATCTAAATTTAACTCTTTATCTTCTACTTGTAATCTAAACCATTTTCTTGACGGGCTTGTCATTCCGCTTAGCATACCACTTGCAAATGTTCTAACTACTAATTGTGGTGTACCATTTAAAAGATGTTGAGCATCAAACTCTGTACCATCGTTAATCTTATCGCCCTCATCTTTTGACCGACTAGGTCGTGTCCATTCAGCAATATCTTTCCAGCTACTAGTCCAAACACTAGCCTCTTTTTTCATATTATTAAATTTACTGTTTATATTCTCTAACATTTCTTTCATTTAGTTATTGTCCTAGTTTGCTTTTTCCTTGTAATTGCGGTGTTAATAATCCGCCTGTATCTTCTGCACCAAATCCACCTTTACGCGTCGAAAGGAAGCCACGTTGTAATGCTAATGCTCGTTTTCTTCGTCTTGCCGCTTCTGTGTCTATCCCTAAAGATGGTGTTTCATCTAAATTAGTAATAGGATTTGGTGTTTTCTTATCACCAACCCCTAGCCCAGTTTTTACAGTACTAACAATAGGATCTAATTCACTATCTTTAAATTTATCTGCTGCACTATTTGCCACATCACCCCAAATGTCTGCTGGATTCCAGCTTCCACCACTTCCCATAACTAAACCTCCAAGAAGTATTTATAATAATCTACTTCTTTATTATTAATTCTAGTATATTTTGGGATTCTACCTAATAAGGTAAAGCCCATCTTCAATATAATTATTCTTGAGAGTCTATTGCTTGCGTTGACAAGAGCATCAAATCTGTTTGGCTTGTACTTAGTTTTGTAATAATTAATTACAATGTCATGCAACTTTTTGGAAAGGTTAACTTTAGTATACTTTTTTTTTGCAATTACGCAATAAAAAAAACTCTTCCACCCACTTATTATAATCCATGAAGCATAAACTATCTGTCCGTGCTCATCTCTGGCCAAACAAATATCGTATATCATTTTAGCATAAAATAATTCAAAGTCTTTTCTATTGTTAATATTATCGAAGTCGTCAAAGAAGTATTCTTTTTTCTCTTTTAACATTTCCCATATATCGCAGAAGTCTTCCACCTTGCCAGCGAATACTGAAATATTATCTACTATTGCGATTGGTTCTTGATTTAGATAAAACATTATAATCCCTCATGGATTTATTTTTACTATTCATCAAATGATTCTCATGTATGATCTTAGGAAACTTAGCTTTTAAGTCAACATCCCTAACCCTTGCTATGCTATCCAGCATATCATCAAACGTTGAAACAGGAAATGATAGGTATTCATCATCAATAAAATGTTGTATAAAATCTTGCATATTTCCCTCATAGTCTACATACCCTAAAACATGTGGTAGAAAGAATCTATGGTTCTCAAAGATAGGTACTAATCCTAATATCCTATCATTCTTAGATATTTGACCGCCAAGAGGTATAATGTTAAATCTAAAGCTCTCTAGGTTCATCATAAACTTGTAATGCTCAATATCGCTTTGTAGCCCGTACTTCTCATATCCAATATTTATTGGTTTCCACTTCCTAACAAGATTAGATAGCTTTATCCATTTTTCAGTAAGATTCAATCTATCCCTCAACCCATCAACTAGATAATAATTGTTATCATCTCCTAATGCTATTACAACCATCACTGTGTAATCATTAGTTTTCTTCTTCTCGCCAGCTGGATCAACAAGTATATAATAATTCCAATGATTATTATATTTTAGATCATTGTAATACATCAGCCAATCCTTTTGAAAACTCATTGCCTTATCTGCTGTTGGATTCTGTAGCATCTGCGAAGAGAACACAAACACACCCATATCCTTATATTTCTTCATAAGTGTTTCCCTGCTCATCAATACAGGCTCACCATTTAACGTGCCATCATCTGTTGCTGTGTGAATTCTAGGTATTGCTGTTTCTCTATCTAATATCTGTCTATAAGTGTCATTGTAATTATATCTAGTCCCAAGAAACCGCTTGTTTCCACCCTCTGCCGCTAGGTTATAGGAGATTGCCAATGCCTCTGTAGTCTTATTTATCTGCTCTGGAGTGGTAACACTAGCTAAAGTAACAACATCATCATAGATAAGCAGGCTATAATGCTTAGAAGTAGGCTGTCCATCCACTAATCCCCATGCCTCGATTGTGCATTCTTTGGGATTTTGATTGCGTTTTACGATAATACCGCTGTCTAGCGACCATTTTGGGCTATCTTTTTGAGGGCTTGCATATAAAACATCAGGGAAACACGCTTGTAACATATCGTTTTCTTCTAGTTCTCTCTTGATTTGTTCAAGGAATGCCTTTGCTATTGGTCTTGTATGTGAGAATATACCAACTGTTATGTTTGGATTGATTAATATATCTTGAATTGTTTTGCCAAATGTTATGATTGTTGATTTGTAATGCTCTCTTGCCCATATATCTAGATGCCCGTTCGGGTTCTTCTCAACTTCTCTACATCTCTCATAGAGCCAATCTCTATTGACATCAACTCTTCTGCATGCAATAGTAAGCAAAAAGAATAAATCCTCTAAACATAATTGTCTAATAGACTTCTCATCTTTATCTTTTATAACATCTACATATAATTTATTACTTTGGGTTCTTGTTAGAGAATTGCAAATCATTTTGCCTCGAGGTGTCTAACTCTATCTGATAATTCTATATTGACTATATTATTGTTTTCTATCTTATCGCCCTTGCTTGTAATGTCTGTTTCTGTTTTGTCTGTCCATTTGAAATTGTTTTTAAGATTGAAAATTGAAACGGCTGGATTAGTATCCCCAGAAAGGCTATGTTCCTCTAGCCAATTCTCTATTTTATTCTTTGCTTTCTTTATTGTGTCAGAAAACATTTCTAGTTTTTGGTACTCACAAAGCGTTTCTCTTGTTATATCTAAATACAAACACATTCCTGAAATAGTGTAAGGTTTGTATATTATTTTTGCATCTAAAGTAACTAATTGACTATCGCACCAGAGAAAATATTCGTCTATTTTCTTGGATAATACTTTGTTATTATTATATTTTGGAGGTCTTCCACCTAAGTTTTTTTCTTTCTTCTTAGTCATTTCTTTATTTTCCTCGAAGACTATCCCGCATGAACTTAACAAGAGAGCATGCGAGAATCATCAACCTTTCCAATACTCTATATCTATTATATCTATATATATTGAAAAAGTCAATCTAAACTCACAATCCTTCCTTTGAATACCCTGATTTCGATTGTTCACTATTAGCATAATTCAAAACCGCATTTAAAAAATCTTGTTTTTCTTCTGCTTTGATTTTCTTGTAGTATTCAAAAGATTTCTTCTTTCCTATCCGTTCATTATTCCGAAAAGGATATGCTTTCCAGATTTTTTCAAAATCGGGGGTCGCTCACTTAAGCG